AGTCCCCCCCTCATCATACCATAATTGCTATGGAGTTAGACAGCTCGAAGTGCCTGATACCCAGCCGCAATCACTGAACGTGGTGCAGTACCTAGACGATACTTATTATAAGTTTCACCATCAAATGAACTTACACGCTTGTTGAGGAAAATAGGATATCCCTCTGTTCGAAGTTTACTCATAACAGCACGAACATTCTTAACACCGTAACGTGCGCTAATTTGTTTTGCTGTGAGCTCTGCACCATCGATAAGAGCGTTAAGTACTTTTTCAGTTTTAGTAATAGTAGTCATTATATAATTTCTCCTTGAAATAACTATAACAATCGAAGATTTCCCCGATTGATGTAATACTATAACATGTTATGGGGTATAATGTCAATACCCTTTTGAAATAAAAGCAAAAAAAAAGGGATTCCGTGAAGAATCCCTCTTTTAATAGGTTGGTTGACCCAATTTTTACATCAAATTGGAGACTTTAACTCTTCGATACCAAGCATTGGTGTTTGCATCAAGAGAAGCATCAGTATTAACTGTGTCTCCGGCAGCAACTGCACCAGCAGCAGCGAATGGGTTAGCAGCAAGACCATAACGAGTCTTGAAACCAATCTTAGGTTGGAAAGAACTTTCACCAACCGCACGTACCATCTGAAGTGGAACGTAAGGGCAGTAGAAGAATCCAGCGTCATAAGGTGAAGTACCTTTATAACCAACAACATAGTACTGCGAAGCAGATACGTTTGCAGCATATGGATCAACATATACTTTATAACGTCCGTTCATAACACCAGCAAATGTGGTAGTTGTGTCGTCTACGTTTAAGTTGTTAGATAGAGCAGGAGTGTAATCAAGTACACCTGCCATCTGAAGTGCAGAAGCAACATCAGCTGAACAGATAACCATGTTACCCTTCCCTCTACGAGTCTGTTGACCAATCGCATTGGCATCACGTTCTATTGCAAACATAAGACCTTTGAATTTCTCAACTGACCAACGACCATTGGAATCTGTATCTAAATCGAAGATACCAGCAGTAGTTGTGTTAACCTGAGCACCCTTGACCGCAGTAACATACAACGAGCGAATTACTTCACGGTTGATTTCTGCGAGGATTTCAGAACTTAAAATGTTAGAAAGTTCTGTCTCTGCGTCAAGACCATGAATTGCCTTCAAGTCTTGTGCGAGTTCCATTGTATACTCAGCTTTTAATGCACGACTAACAGCAGTCACAGTTGACTTCTCGATTGAGAATGCCATCTGAGCAAAACCGTTGTCTGAACTATCGCCTAATGCTTCTGCCTGAGCAGTAGTCATACCAGTTGCACTTGTGTAAGTTCCAACAGGACTGTCGTTAAGGACAGAAGGGTTAGTTTCACCTGATCCAACATCACCACCACCGATATCACCAGCAGAGTTTTGGTTAGATGCACCAGTTTGGCCAGGCAATGCCTCGTCAACAAGTGCTTCTGCACCATCTTGTGAAAGGAAAGATGAGCGCATTGCAAAGATAAGACCAGTAGGCCCTGTCATTGGTTGCACACCACATACGTCATACGCAATGAGGTTAGGCATTGCACGGCGTACTAGGGATATTAAGATTGGATCCCATGTATCGAATTGTCCACCACCTGTACTATTGACTGGTGCTGTCTCTCCAAGAAAACCTCGGTCTTCTCGTAGTGCTTTTTCTTGGTTCTCTAAGATGAGAGTAGTAACTGCCCGCTTATAGGGATCGCTGATCTCAGGAAGATCGGGATGCTCTAGGACTGGCTGCCACTTTTCTTGTAGATGTTCTGTCTGAAACATTTGTTTCTCCTTTTAATTTAAATACATCTGTTTTTTTATTATAATTTACGCACTTGCCTTTTGATTACGACTGATTGCCGACAAATAAGCACTCATCGCTTCTGTCGTATCCATGTCCTTAGCAGTGCTACCATCTTCATCATTAAATGTCTGTTCGACTACAGTATTCTTAGGAAAGTAACTTTCCTTCAAAGTATTCAGTTTTTCTCGGAATGATTCCTCATTTCCAAAATCAACGTCCTCTGTGAGCCCTCTGAACTTCTCAATTTCTGTGTCGGCCAAATCTTCGGAAACCTCAGATATAACCTGTTCACGAACTAGTTTAGAGTTTGAATTAACCAACTCAACCGATTTCTCAATTGATTCGTTTAATTTGTCTTCTAATTCGGAAATTCTTTCAGACTGTGCTTCGAGAACATTATATTTCTCGTTAGGCACATCAATATAGTGATCTTCAAACAACTGTTTCAGTCCAGAAATAAAGTCTTCTGCAATTTCGCCTTTTAGTCCACGTTCAATTGCTAACTCATTCTCTTTAGTCCATTCTTCTACAACGTAGTTGAGATATGTATCTACTTTTTCAGTAAGTTCTTCTTTGAATGTCTCCACTTCAGTTTCTCTCTCAGAGCTAACTTCTTCGTGTATACGTTCAATTTCTGAACGTACTTTTGATTTAACAGCAGCTTCAAAAATTGTTGCTGCCTTAACTTTAAAATCTTCAGAAAGACTGTCATCGGCATTCATTAAAGCTTGTACGTCTTCTTTGACGTTGATATCTTTAATTCGTGCTTCAACTGCTTCTGCCTTCTGAGTTTCTTCCTCAGTAGGTTCTGCTTTTTCATAAGTCATAGCACTTTTCATATTTTCATATGCGGCCATAAGTTTTTCTTTATTCATTTTTTCCATACCAGACATCATGTCTTTCATGGCAGTCATGTATTCCATTTTAGTTTTAGGCATTTCCATTTCCACTAAACTCTCTTCGCCTTCTAGTTCATGACTAGCTGCAAGTTTTTGTGGTTTATCTGATTTGCCCGCACCCTTCTGTTGTGCATCGCTCTTAACTGGTTTTGCTTTCTTGCCAGCAATATCTGTTGGGGAAGCTTTGGCTGTTGGGTCAACTACTGCTGCCCCTCCGTCTACTACTTCTCCGCCTGGCGTTGCAACGGCAATCTTCTCAGCTTTTGCGGCAGGAGCAGCACCATCAGTAGGCTGTTTAGATGCCTCTTCTAGTTCTGCAAGCACATCCGCTTCCAGCTCTTCAATTGTTTTATCTATTTCCGACATTTTGGTGTCTCCTTAATGCTGTTAACATATATTTATAAGTTATAATCTTTTGAGGAAGTTTGCAAATTCTAAAGCTTCTTGAGCATGATTTCTTTTTGCTTCTACCACATCAAATTCTTGTTTCATATCCTCTAACTCTGCTTCAAAAAGATGACCATGTTTCCAAACCCACTCTTTGCCTTCCATAATACCCTCAACAAATGCGTTGGGAGCAGAAGGATCAGCAACAATATCTGCTGCTGTTGCAAGATAAAAATCGTCACGAACATAGTTCGCACCATTCTTTTGATTCAAACTACCCATTCCTCTTGAAGAAACACCTAGTTTTGCACCTTCATCCATAAGACTCTTTACAATCTCACCCATAGGGGTTGACATTATTTTTGCCTCACCGATAAAATTCTTTCCATCAGGTTCTAAAGAAGTAATCATATGAGATACACGTTCCAGATTGACCGTTGGGCCATCAGGATGTCCTAGTTCTCCATATGCACGATTCTCTTTAATAAAATTCTTGTTGTATTTTATAACTTCGTTCTGAAGTACTTCCATAGGATATACTCGACCATTACGATTTTTAATATCAGCCTGCATAAAGATACCACGAATTTTGTAGGTCTTACCACCGTCTTCTTTTGCTTCGGTAATATATTCTACATCGTGGTCTACTGCTTCTGAAAATAATCTAACTGTGTTCATATTCCTATCCTTTATGCTGGTATGATGATGCCATCAAAACCTGATACTTTTTTCATTTTCAACCAAACTGTCCCGATACAAGCTGCATCATTTTCAAAGAAAATGTCTCCTGTAACCCCAGAACCAGCATTGTTTGCTAAACTAGGTAGTGATTGACTTCCAGCATTATAACTGCCGTTTGCGTTTAATGACATACATGTAACATTTGATGTAGCATCCCACTCAATTTCTAGTATGGAACTAACTGTCCAACTAATAGCAACAATAGAAACTCTGGGGTCAGTTGCGGCTCCAGCAAGTTCTGAAACGTCAACAACTTTGGTAGCCGTTCCGTTTGTACCAGTAATTGTGGTCTTGGTAATTAATTCAAAATCTGAATCTACTAGTGTTTGTGTTGCGAATGCCATTAGCTACTCCTATATCGATAACATTTCTTTTTCAAAATAGTCTATAAGTTCTTTTTCCCGAACTTTAAACTTTTTCGATGCGTTTTTAATAGTTTTATCAAAAGTATTTAGGAAATCCGAAGGTTTAGAGTCCATAACTCCAAAAATTTGATCAACTGCGTTCTTCATCTTCGGAGAAAGCTTTTGATATGTCTTAGATTTCTTATGTTCATCCCTTTCAACAACGGATAAATACATACTTTCAAATTTTTTAGTCATTGCCTACTTCTTTTTCAGCAGCTGCAACTTCATCTTTTGCTTGTTGAACAAATGTCTTTGCAACTTCTGACCGTTTAATTTCTAAAGTGTCTCCAATTTTTGTTGACATTGCAGTTTTAAAAACTTCTTCTGCACCTAAGTTATTTCCTGATGCCATTGCATCTACAAATTCTCTACTCATTAGTTATCTCCTTTTTCAAATTTTTGGCTATCGTCTGGTTTGCCATCATGTTCTGGGTCTTCATAATCTGGCATATCTTCTGGAGTTACTATTCCCCCAGCGCCATCTTGTGGATAACGAGTAATTCCGTCACCACCATCAGGAACAGCAATACCACCGTCCATAGGATCAATATCTCGTTCTTTTCTAATTTGGTCATTCATATCAGCAATTTCTGCATCATTCATACGCAAGACTTTCTTTAATACATATTCTTTACTAAAGAAAGTACCGATATATGATTGGATTGAATCAAGTGCTGAAAGTCTGTCATTAAGAAGTTCTGCATCTTTCAGTTCTGAAAAGTGACCATCTTGTAAAAAGTCATATTGAAGATGTTCTTGAATTGCGGGCCAATCTTCTGGTGCAATTACACCCTTCAATAACAACTGCGTTTTAAGAATGTCTGTAAATAAAGGAACAAACTTCTTACGAATACGTTGTACAAACTTAGTAAATTTTAATTCATCTCTTGTTATCTCTGATGCTCTACCTAAAGAAAACCCACCTTCAGAATCCATACGAGAGATTGGAACATTTAGAGACTTGTAAAGTTTCTTTTGAAAATATTGAATGTCATCAATCTCTCCTAGATTAGAGCCGCCTGGCAAAGTTGTAATCTCTGTACCACGACCACCTTCTCTACGAGGCAACCAAAAATCTTCTAACATAGACATATGATTTCGATCATCTCTAATCTCACCTGTCCTTGCATCGTATACTAACTTGTTACGATAACGATTCATAACATCTTTAAGGTATTGTTCTGCTTTAATCTTTGGTAGATTACCAACATCAATATAGAATATACGTCTTTCTGGCGCTCTTGATATACGATAGATAACTAACGCATCTTCAATCATTCTAAGTTGGTTAACAGGTTTGATTGCTTTGTGTAGATAAGAAAGAACTCGTCCACTATTGCCGTCTATTAAACCAGATGGACAATATGAAATTGAATCAGAAGCAATCTTTAATCCTTGATTACTTCCAGAAGTTCCAGCTGACGCTAATCCTTTTTCATTATAGATATAATACTCTTCAATTTTTTCAGTCATTTGTATTGAAGTATTTTTGTCTATACTCTTTTTAACTTCTCTGACTTTCTTAATTTTAGTAGGGTCAATATATCTTAATTCGGTAATGCCCCTTCTAGGGTTTTTGGTATCAATTATTTTATGATAGAATACACGACCATCTACATACCATCTGCGAAAAACGTCATGACCCTTTTGTTCAAAACTAAGAAGCCGCAGAACTTCATGAAATTCTGTACGGATTTTTCTTTTAATTTTTTCTGGATAGGGTAAACGATCTAAAGTAATTTCTACTGCTACATCGTTTTGGTTTGCAACAATACCCTCATTGATAATATCTTCAATTGCAGTATCACATTCTGCTTGCTGAGCAATATCACGATACCTTCGAATTAAATCTAAATCGGTTCGTTCTCTACCATCTGTGTCTAAAACTTGTCCAAAAAAACCACCACCAGCAACGTCTATAGTGCCGTCATCAGGAGTTGGAGTGGAGAAAGTTGTTTCCCCACCCGAATCCTTAGCTGATCGTTGAATTTTGAATCCAAATAACTCTGCCATAATATCTCCTACTAATTAATACTATTTAGTAGGTTTAGAAATTAACTCCTGAAGCCTCAAAATGTTGATATCTCCATGTGCATTCAAACTCTTCAAGAGCATCAGCTGCTTCTGAAGTTAGTTCAATTGAACCAATACTTACTGGCCATGCACTTCTAAAAATATAAGTCTTTAGAATTGTATCATCTCTATCTAACTGTTCAACAGTTAAATCTGTCTGATAATCAGCAGGGTCAATAACACCAGTGTTTAATGCTAAGTCGTTGATTCCATTAGACCACCTTTCCATTGCGTTACGAATCATAAAGTCCGTATCGTTAATGAATGTAGTCGTCCAAGTTTCACCAAATTCCCTATCTCCAGCAATATAAATTTTTCTGCCACGAAAGGGAACTTCGATTGGGGTCAATTCTTGTGCAGGAAGATTAGTTCCTTTACACATGAAAGATGTTCTACGAACATCAAGACCAATTGCGATGCCTGGCGGAGGGGTAATAGTTACTCTGAACTGATTAGCCCTTGCGCCACCACCGATTAAGTTTGCTTTAAAATCGTTAATACTAGCCATGACTTATCCTCCTACCTCGCTAAACGATACGCCAGTTCGCACCGCAATAAAGTTTAATGAGATAAAGTTGATAGAACGAGCAGGTTTGATGTATATATCTCCAACAAACTCATTACGGTCAATAACTTCACCAGTGTTATTTGTACCATCACATTTTACAGAGAAATCAGTAATACCTCTTCTACCTTGCACATCACGCAAGAAAGGTTCTACTTGGTTTCTAAATTGTGCCCTTGTAAATTCATCGTTGAATTCAAAGAGTTGAAATTTAGCTGCGGTTGCAATTGCTTTCTCAAGAACCAAGAATAATCGTCTGACGTTAATGCGGTCAAATGCACTTGGTTTTGTTTGAGCAGTTTTGTCACCGAACAGAACCACGCCTTGGCCAGGAAAATTAACCACTGGATTAATTCTAGATTTATAAAGTATGTCCCTATCTGCTTTTAGTGGGTTGTAAGAAAGTTTAATTGCACCTCTTACGTTGCCTCGAGTATAACCAGCAGGAGAGAACCACGGATCAGCAACTGTATCTGTGTGAGCACAAAGACCAGCTGTATCACCATTCAGTGGCACATACCGATAAACATCATTGTACTTGTCATACATGTATTTGTATCCACTATCGAATACCATGTAAGATGATGATGGACATGCATCAAACGCATCTTTGACATTTTTAGTCATAGTTACGTTGCTTGTTCCACCAACTGTTGCAGCCCGATACGGAGAAACAAATCCTACGCAATCCCTACGAGTTTCGCAAAGTGCAGTAATCATTGTTACGTGGGTATCATGCCCAAGTTCAGTATCAGCAACACCAGAACTTGGCCCACCCAATACTAGGTTGATGTCAAGATTTTCTGTGTCCTCAAACTTATCATATGCAAGTTCAATTTCTCCAGCAGTAACAGAATAATCATCTGTTCCACCAGTTAATGTGTCAACGTTAACTCCACTTACTAATGTGTAGTCTGTTCCTGTTGCAATATCTGTACCCCAATTAGAACCAGCAGATATATGATCTGTCCAGTAAATAAATTCTGATTTACGGAAAATAATATCTGCATAATAGTTGTTGTCCCCTTGTGGAGATTTTCCAGATGGGTTCTTTGACATGGCAGCAAAAACTTCAATTATTGCACTT